GTGTAGTTACTTGCGACTTGTAACTTGCGATCACCTATGTAATTATTTACTTGCTAATTAAGACTTTCTACTTGGAGGTGACTTATGGTCAAAAGTGACTTAAGTTGCAACTATGGGATGTTACTATCCCCAGATCAAACTTCAGCTCTGAGAAAGAGAGCGTCTTTCTTACTTAGCGACAGGGAACAGTGGATCTTTGATGGTCCTCTGTTGGATGAGATCCAGAGGATCTGGACTGGTCCAAATGATACCTACGTGTCTGAGGCTCTTCATGAGTCGGTTAGGGATCACTCCTGTACTAAAATGTTTTGTCACAGAAACGAGACACTTCAGGCAGTGTCGGAATTTGAGGGCCTGGAACCTCAAAATAAGATGTGGCATACAAATCTTAAGGTGGCAGTCGACCTATTAGAAAGACTAGTCAGAATCCGTCTGTTACAACCGATCGCATTGTCGATGGATATGGATGAGACTATAATCTGGTCTAATAAACAGGCAAGTGCTGGAGCAATCGGACGAGGTAGTAAGGAGGCTAACCGAGATGTCTGCATTCAAACCGCACTTAAGATTAAAGACGAGATTCAAAAAGGTACTAGTTTTAGTAAACTTTGGATCCCCGCTTTACCTTTCCATCGGGCACAAATTTCAGGATATGTTTCCGATGACGGTAGACATTATGATCCTGATTCGCTTAAGATTAAGGACAGGTTAGTCTGGGCGATTGACGGAGCTACGGTCACTGTAGAAGCGCAGTATGCAGTCCCTTTGTACGATCATCTAAAGCAGAACTGGTTTAATTTTGCTGGTGGTGATGAGCCGGACGTTTTGCGCCAAAAGATCGCTGGAATGCGAAAGGGAAGATATTGGCTATCTTCTGACTATTCAAAGTTTGATCAAACTATTCCATCGTGGTTGATATGGTCATGTTTTGATATAGTTAAGAAATTCTTCCCTCCTGTATGCGAGAAGGAAATTGAATGGATAGCTTATAGGTTTATTAATACCTATCTGCTTCTTCCAGATGGTTCACTCTTCGTTAAGCATAAGGGAATTCCTTCAGGAAGCAACTTTACGCAGCTCATTGGTACTATGTGTAATATGTTAATGCTCCTGGGATACCTGGCCTCTCTCTATAAAGGGTCTAAGGAAGAAAAGGAAGCGCAAATATTACGATGGATGTTTGTGCCATCAGGCACAAGGAAAGCGAAAAGAGATGATTTATCCTGCCTGTTCTTAGGGGATGATTCATTAGTCTTTACTCAAAAGGAACTTGATTTAGTTGATTTCTCCAGGTATGTGCATGCTGAGTTTGGAGTAGTAATTAAACCCGAGAAAACTGAGCATGGAGATGGAAGCAGTTATCCATCTTTTCTTCGGAGAGAGTGGATGGATGATGGTGAGTTTAGGAATCCCGTTGATTTGTTAGTGAATGTTATTCATAACGAGTTTCCAAGAACCTACGAAGGGTATGCTCCGATTCATATCCTTTATGGCTTGTATCTAACGTATAGACATTCATTTCCCCATTACGTTACAGAATTTGACTTAATCAAGAGGATGCAGAGTTCTGGAGGTATCTCCGCCTTGCAGAACGTATCACCTAAGGATCTTCCAGGGGTTCTAAGGGTACATGGTAGACGT